GCAAAAATCGCCAGAACATCCAACAATGAAGCCCGTGGAGCTTGTGGCACGAGCAATCGAGAATCATAGCCAGACAGGCGAAATAGTACTCGATCTCTTCCTCGGCAGTGGCACAACTATCATCGCTTGCGAAAATCTCTCCCGTCAATGCCGCGCCGTGGAATTATCCCCCGGCTATGTGGCCGTCGCGCTGGAGCGGTACTTCCAGGCGTTCGGGATTCGGGCGGAGTTGGTAGGATAGCATGGCCGGGCAGCGAGTGGACAAGGCAGAGGTCAACAGGCGCATTAACACCGTTTACCGCCTATTGATTAAGGGCTACTCCTCAGAGGAGGTATTGCAGAATATTGCGCAGATGCCGTGGAAGGTCTCTCGCCGGCAGGCGCAATACTACCTTGCCGCCGCCCGCGGCCGCATCGACGCCGAGGCCGCCATAGACCGTCATGAGCGCTGGAATGAGGTCATGGCCCGGCTGCGTATCATGCGCCGGGAGGCCAAGACGATCAAGGAGGAGTTGGGCATTCTGCGCGAGGAGGCAGCGCTGGCCGGGCTATATCCGCCGAAGTCGGTGATGGTGACGACGTGGCAGGATGAGGTAGTAGACCTGTTGCGCAAGGGGCAGATCGCGCCGGCCGACGTGCGGGCGGCGTTTCCTGATTTAGCGGCCGAGTTTTTCGCGCGCGCGGGGGTGAGGGTTGGCGTTGACGATTGACCCGGCCGTTGAGGCGCGACGGCGCATTGCCCGGCAACTGTCGCCGGAATACCGGCTGGCAGTGCTGACAGCGGGGCCAACTGCCGCGCCGCCGATCTGGGTCCCGAACCCGGATCATGCTGATGGACGGCCGAATCCGCAGCGGCTGGCGTATGAGAGCGAGGCCGATGTGCTGGGGTTTGGTGGCGCGGCGGGTGGTGGGAAAAGTAGCCTTCTTCTCGGCTTGGCGTCGACGGCGCACCGGCGGTCGGTGATATTCCGGCGGGTATTCCCGAATCTGAGAGGGATTATCGAGGAGAGCCGGGCGCTGCTCAACGCGGAGGGGCGCGACCATTCGCAGGATAGCTACAATGAGACGCTGCACCGCTGGGTACTGGCCGACGGCCGGATGATCGAGTTCGAGGCGTGCCAGTATGAGAAGGACAAGGAGAAGCAACGCGGACGGCCGCGGGACTTCTACGGCTTTGACGAGGCGACGGAGTTCACGCGGTCGCAGATCGAGTTCATCACGGCGTGGAACCGGTCAACGGAGCCGGGGCGGCGCTGCCGGGTGGTGCTGACGTTTAATCCGCCGACAGACGATGGCGGGTCGTGGGTGATTGAGTACTTCCGGCCGTGGTTCGCGTTCCTGTTTCCGCAGGAGTTCACACACCCGCATCCGGCTGAGCCGGGGGAGTTGCGCTGGTACGCGACGGTGAACGGGAAAGAGGTGGAACGGGAGGACGGGGAGCCGTTCACGCACGACGGAGAGCGGGTTCGGCCGCGGTCGCGCACCTTCGTCCCGGCGCGGCTGGACGACAATCCGCACCTGGTGGGCACGAATTACCGGAGCACGCTCCAGGCGCTGCCGGAACCGCTGCGGTCGCAACTGCTCTATGGCGATTTCGCGGCGAAGGGGGCGGCCGACCCGTTCCAGATCATCCCGGCGGAGTGGGTGCGGCGTGCGCAGCAGCGATGGATGGAATTGCCACCGCAGCAGACCGGGGCGCGGCGCGACCGACCGACGGCCGTGGGCGTGGATGTGGCGCGGGCGGGCCAGGATCGGACGGTCTTCGCGCCGCGCTGGGGCCAGGTGTACGGCGAGCCGGTAATGTTTCCGGGAGCGGCGACGCCGGACGGGCCGGTCGTGGCGGAGATGTTCAGGCAGCAGTTCCCGGACGCGGGGGCCATCAACGTGGACGTGATCGGTGTGGGGTCGTCGGCCTACGACAGCCTGAGCGCGATGTATGACCGGCCGAACAGCCAGGCTGTCACGCCGGTCAACGTGTCAGCGGGCAGCGCGTACACGGATCGGAGCGGGCGGTTGCGGATGCGCAACCTGCGGGCAGAGTTGCTATGGCGGATGCGCGACGCGCTCGACCCGGCGGCGGGGAGCCAGGTGGCATTGCCGCCGGGGAATGAGGTGCTGGCGGATTTGTGCGCGGCGCGGTATCGGCCGCAGGCGGGCGGGGTGGTGCTGGCGGAGAGCAAAGAGGACATTAAGGCGCGGCTGGGGCGGTCGCCGGACATCGGCGACGCGATCCTGCTGGCGATGTATGAGCCGGCGGCCGGGTCGTCGTGGGATGACCTGGAGGGGCTGGGTGAGGTCGAGGACTATAGGAGTCCGTGGCGATAGGAGCGGAGGGGGCAGGAGACGAGACGCGATGGCGGATACGATGGTGAGAGCGCGACCGTATGAAGAGTTGGGTACGCCGGGGCTGGAGATGTGGTCGGGCTTCGTGCAGCAGGCGTATGAGGCCGAACTGTACTGGCCGGCGGTCTACAAGGTTTACAACCGGCTGCGGCGGAGCGACCCGGAGATAGGCATCGCGCGGACGGCGTTCTCGATGCTGGCGCGGGGCGTTCGGCTAGAGTGGGAAGCGCCGGATGAGCCAAGCGACGACGACCTGCAAGCGGCCGAGTACGGGAACACGCTGTTCGAGGATATGGAGGGCGGGCCGGACTTGCTAATTGAGACGGTGGCAAGCTACGTGCCCTTCATGGGCTGGGGCTGGTGGGAGGTGGTCGCCGGGCTGCGCGATCCCAAGTGGCGGCCGCCGGACTCGGCGGACGAATGGCGGTCGAGCTATGATGACGGCCTGCCGGCGATCCGGCGGCTGGCATGGCGTGACCACGGCTCATTCGAGCGGTGGGACGCCGACGACCGGACGGGGCGCGTGCGGGGCATGGTGCAGCACGACTACCCCAACCCGCCGGTCACCATCCCGCGGGCGCGGTCGCTACACCTGACGTTCGGCGACCCGGTCAACCCGGAGGGGCTGTCGCCGCTGGAGGCGGTGTACCGGCTGGAGCGGCTAAAATACGGGCTGGAGATAATCCAGGGGATCGGATTCGAGCACGCGGCCGGATATGCCAAGTTCCAGAGCCAGGCGGCGCTGACGGCCGAGGACAAGAGCAACATCGCGGCGGCGGCGCGGGCGATGCTGACGGCGCAGCAGGGGAATTACATCCGGCTGCCGGGGCACGTGTCGGCGGAGATCGTGGATTCGTCGTTTGCGGCCGCGCCGGCCATTCTGGAGGCGATCCGGTACTACGGGCTGCTGAAGTTGCAGGTGTTCATCATGCAGTGGGCGGCGGTGGCGACGACGGCCGGGACGGGGGGAGCGAGATGAGCCTGATGTTCTACAACGCGATGTGGGAGGGGTTCGCGCAGCAGATTGACGCGCAGTTGGGACGGCGCATCTTCGAGCACCCGCTGGTGGCGGGGCGGTTTCCGGGGATGACGCGCCGGCCGCGGCTGGTGGCCGTGCCCGTTGAGAAGACCATCCCGCTCAACCTGCTCTCCCAGTTCGTGGCGCAGATCGCGCCGCATTTGCCGATGGATGACGCCGACATGATCGCTATCCGCAGGAAGAGCGGGTTTTTGCCGGAGAGCTTGCCGGAGGTGGAGGAGGATCCGGAACCGGAACCCGAAGAAGAGGCGGACGAAGAGGAGCCTGAGGGGGAGCCGGAAGCGGGCGAGGAAGAAGCGCCGGCCGAAGAGGAGGACAAAGACGGGGGCGGCGCGGAGATGATGTATCGGGCGGTGTCGGAACTGCTGACCGAACTGCGGAGCGCGGTCGGATTGACGAACAAGGGAGGTGAACGTGAGCAAGACAACCATCGGGACGTGCCAGGACTGTCGGCACTGGGCGAGAAATAAGCCGCCAGAGGCCAACTGGAATGAGAGCGCTCTCTTCGGTCATTGCTCGAATCCACGTCTGCGCTACGGCGAGGTCGAAAGCGAGATAGTGATATTGCGCGGAGAGTGGAATAGGCCAGGAACTGAATACGCGGAATTGCCGGCGGCTGAGGCTACATCCATGCTCATCTACGAGGATGACGAAGGCTATCAGGCGTTTCTGGCTATGGGGCAGGACTTTGGCTGCATTCACTGGGAGGCGCGAGAGGCGTGACCATTTTGAAGTTCGACGGAGTTGTTAAAGATCGGCTGGCCTCTGACGGTATCTACCGTTTGTTTATCGGAGAACGAGACATCATCAAAGAGATCAAGAGGGCTGAATTTAAGGGCCAGGTGACAATCGCCCTGGGCGATGAGGGGTTCACCGGCGACCTCCACACATGGGTAGGTGCGAAGGGCTATAGCGAGTATTCGCCCGGCGAGTCGGGCGAATTGGAGGTCGGCGACCACGATGTCTATTCCCGGCTTAGTGGCTTGGAAGGTCACGTTGTGACGCTCTGGATAGCCGATGAGCCGGTGAATACGCTCGCACCGCCCCCCATCCGAGAAAAAGAGGTAGACGAGCAGTCTCCGTAGACCGAGCAGGATGTTGGCGCGCAAACAGATGACAACCCTGACGATTGACAGCCCGCGGGCTGTCCGAGCGCTGGAGCGGTTCCTGGAGTTGACGGCGGCCGACCGGCGGGCGCGGGCGACGGCGGGGCTTGTCCGCGAGACCGAGGAGGCGATGGGCCAGGCGCTGGAGGCGCAGAGCCGGGCGTTTCGCCGGGGGCTTGTGGGGCTGAAGGCGAAGTTTCAGGATGGGGACGTGCGGCCGACTATCTGGGCGGGCGACTGGGTTCCCTACTTTGATGAGGCGGTGAACCTGACGCGGGCGCGGATGGAAGCGGGCCTCTACGACAACATGCTCAGCGCGCTGATCATGGGCGGCGGGCATCTGGTGGACGACGTGGGGTCGCCGTTGACCATCGCGTTCGGGCTAGAGAATCCGCGGGCGGTGGCGTGGGCGACGACGCACGCGGCCGGGCAGGTGACGAAAATCAACCTGGTCACGATGCAGGGGATTAACCGGGTGATCGTGGAGGCGGTGCGGAACGGGGATTCGTACACGCGGACGGCGGAGCGGCTGAGGGAACTGTACGAGTTCTCACCGGGGAGGGCGCACCGGATCGCGGTGTTTGAGATCGGAAATGCTTATGAAGCTGGCCGTGAATTAGCAGCCAGAGAGATGGTTGTTCAGGGTCTTCAGATTGAAAAAGCGTGGATCAGCGCTGGCGACCAAAAAGTTCGGCCGGCGCACCGAGAGAATCAGGCCGCGGGCTGGATTCCACTAGATTATCCATTCCCAAGCGGCGATGACCGCAGTCCCTCTGACCCCGGCTGTCGCTGTTCAACTGTCCATCGTTTGGCTAAGTGATCTATGAAGCCGCTTATGACACAAGAAACACATTGGAGTAACGTCCAGATGGTATTGCTCATCATAACTGTGGTGGTGATAGATTTCGGCCACTTTGCCGCAGTCAACGCACCGTTGACTGGCTACATGAGGCAGCTTGCCCAGTCTTACTGCATAAGCAACCGCACCATGAGCCGCGTCCTTTTCAGGATTGGCCCCGCGCCATCTGCGCAATCTGTTGCGGCAGTATTCCCGGCCGCTTTCGGATACTCTCCATCTTCTATAGGCTTGCTTGCCCTGTTCACTCCGCTTGTATTGCTGGTGGCGCTCATTAATCTCCCCCCTGCGCTTATCGGTATTGGCTTTTATGGTCTGTCTCCCCTTTTCGCTCTGTGCGTAGCGCCGCCGCGATTCCTTCCCCCTTTCACTTTTGGCGTACCTTCGCTTGGCTTCCTTAACCGATTCTGTCTGATTCGAGACTTTCCGAACTTCCTTGTACCGTTCCGTCTGCGCATATCGGGCTATCGTGGCGCGTCCTTTTTCAGTAGCGCGATACTTAGCTTTGGCTCGATTGGTGCATGGCTTACACCATGCTTGCAGGCCATCAGCACTCGCACTGCTCTTGCAGAATTCGGAGAGCGGTTTCAGTTCCTTGCATTTACCGCAGCGTTTCGAGGTGTCCATCAAAAAATCTCCTATAGCGATAGCGTGCCACAGGAGATTGAATATAATCATCCGTGTGACCGCCGCTTACATCGGTTGTCACCACGCCCTGGGGTGTTAGCGCACCGCCAGGGCATGATCGTTTCAGTTGGGGCCATTATAGCACGGATGAGCTAGGTGGGAAAGGAGCGTGAATGAAAGTCAGGCTGATCAGCAGAGAACCGGCCACGGGCGTCTTCATCATTTCGCAGTTGGTGGAACTGGAGGAGATGGAGACGCTGGCCGGCCGGGTGAAGACGAACGCGGCCCAGGCCATTGGCGAGGGGCTGCTGGACATCGCGCCGAGCGACGGTTCGCTGGCGCGGCTGTTCCCGGACGGCGAGGCGGGGATCGTGGTGGCGATGTACCTGAGCCAGGATGAGTTGCGGGCGAAGCGGGCAGGGAACGGGCTGGCGGCGCTGCTGGGAGGGAAGGGGCCGCGGAAGCCGACGCGAAAACGATGGAGATAGGCATGTGCGAACAGCAGGTGGATGGCGGCGCGGCCGAGGTTCCAGTGGCCCCCTCATCTGTCGAACGAGAGATTGCCCAGTTGCGCGGGGCCGTCGAGGCCATTCAGCGCGAATTGGTGGAGATGCGCATGGGCCAGCGCAAGGCGCTACTGGAGGAGCTGGCGGCACTGGAGAACCCGCTTGTGGAGCGCGGCATTATTGCGCGGCGGACACGTCCGCCGCGGCATGGAGAGAACAGCGGCGGTTGATTATTGACACGGCGCAACAACCTATGCTATATTAACTACGTGGATGCGGAAAGCCGCGGGCGCGGGCAACCGCGATAATTGAATAGCACTGTCGGAGATAGTGCCCCTGTCGTTTTAGCGCGATGCGCTGGAGCGGCCGGGGCTTTTTTGCGTTCCACGACAAAAACGAGGCTGAGGCTATGCAGAACTTTCTATTTATTGACCTGGCCGGGCTGACGCCGGGGAAGCCGTTCGCGGGGTTCGCGGCGGGGTCGTTTGTGGACATGAACGGCCGGGAGGTGGAGTTCAAGGCGTCGAGCCTGAAGACGTTCATCGCCAACACGCTGAAGGCCATCACGGCGGCGAAGGAGAAGGGGATGCCGGGGCTGCCGATTGACGCGCGGCAGCACGACAAGGGCGAGGCGGCCGGGTGGATCGTGGACGCCTCGGCCGGGGAAGTGAGCGACAGCGAAGGCCAGGCCGTGCCGGTGATCATGCTGGCGGCGGAGTGGACGAAGCTGGGGTTGGAGCTGCTGCGCGACAGGATCATGGCGAACTTCTCGCCCACGGTGGATTTACGCGCCCAGGTGATTCGCGGCGGGTCGCTCACCAACTGGCCGGCGAGCGTGGACGCGGCCGGCGCGCCGCTGTTCCCGGCGGTGGAACTGGCGCAGGGGATGTACCGGCTTGAGTTGGCGGAGAAGAGCTTCGAGGAGCGGTTGCAGGCAGTGCGCGACGCCTGGAACAGCCTGTTCGTCGCGGAAGATAGCCCGATGATGTGGGTGGTAGAGGTGTTCGAGGAATACCTCATCGCCGCGGTGGAAAGTCGGTTCTTCCGGGTAGCTTACGCGCAGGATGAGGAAGGCAACCACGGCTTCGCGCCGCAGGACGATTGGGTAGAGGTGGAGAAGGCGTGGGTCGAGACGACGATCGGCCGCGCGCTGACGGACGCGGAGTTAGGACGCCTCGCCCGGAATGAACAGGCAGAACCCGGCCAGGGCAGCGAGGTCGGGAATACACACAGTCAAGGAGATTTGACGATGGAGATCACGAAGGATGAGTTGAGCGCCCTGGTCGCCGAGCAAGTGAAGAGCGCGCTGGCGGCCCAATTGCAGCGCGCGGCCACGCCCGGCGCAAGCCCGCCGGCTGAGGGCGGGCCGGAGTTCGACGTGCTGAGCTTCCTGGAGATGAACGCGGCCACCGATGACGTGGTGGGCGCGTTCAAGCAGCAGATGCTGGAGCAGTACGACCTTATGAAAAAGCGGGCCACGTTCGAGGCGGCGGAGATGATCTCCCGCATCCGGCGCGAGTCCGACATCGCCGAGTTCGCTCAGGCGGTGACGGGCGGAACGCCGGACGTGCCGTATGGCCTGCCGGTCGCGGTGAACGACCTGAAGGAGTTCCTGAGCCGCCTTCAGCCAACCGACCTGGAGTTCGCCAAGAGACTCTTGGGCGACATCCAGACGCACGGCCGGCAGAAGTTCGCAGAACTGGGGCACGGCAAGCAGGGCCAACCGGGCGGCGCGGCGCTGCCGGCGGTCTACGCGGGGATGCTGGATCGGGGCGAACTGGCGCTGGCCGACTTGAGCCAGCCGGAACTGAACCTGGGCGACCTGGCGCAGTACGACCTGGGCCGCTGGAACGGAGGTAAGTGACGATGGCTGTTTTGACGGCGAACAAGCAGCGGCCGGTGCGGCTGGCGCACGGCGAACTGACGACGGCTGAGTTGCCGCTGGCCGGGTATACCAATTTCGGCGCGGGCACGGTGGCGCACTCGGTCTTTAAGGGTTCGCTCTTGGTCTGCGACGTGGACGACACGGACGGCTATTTCCGGGCCGTGCCGTTGACATCTAGCGTCAACATGGCGGCGGGCGACATCTTCGGCGGCATCGCGGCCGAGCGGCAGGATGTGACGGCGAGCGACACGGCCGACGGCAGCGTGACGGTGACGGTCTACCGGAATGGCCTGTGGGGATTTGCGAAGGGCAATCTGGCGCAGACCGACATCGGCGCGCCGGCTTACGCCAGCGACGACGACACGATCTCTACGACCGCGAACAACAACCTGTGGGTGGGCGTGATCGAGGAAGTCGACGCGACCTACGTCTGGGTGAATATCGAGCCGGCTTTCATGCGCCTCAATAGCGCGACCTAATCAGGAAGAGGAACGAGAACATGATCACACGCAAGGACATCGCGGCTCATATGGAGTATGGAGTCCGCTCCGGCTTCCTGAACGGCCGCAAGTTATACACGCCGCTGCGCACGCCGTTCGTGCGCGAGGTAGCGAGCGCGGGAGCTTTCGAGACCTACGCCGACATGGGCGATCCGCCGTGGCCGGTGCAGAACGCCGGCAAGGAAGGGGCGGGCGGCACGGACCCGCGGACGGGCGCGACGCAGGTCAACAAGATGAACGCGGGCGGGCCGATCGCCATTCTGGGCGCGGAAGCCCGCTCGATGATCGTCTACAACGTGGACTGGGAGATCGCCATCGCGGTCGAACACAACGCGATTGACGACGACCGGACGGGGCAGCTCAACGACTGGGCGCGGGACGCCGGCACGAACTTCGAGAAGTTCCTGGACTTCAAGGCGTTCGACGCGCTCAACCAGGGCGAGGCGACGACGGCCTACGGCGCGGCGTTCGACGGTCTGAGCTTCTTCAACGACGCGCATGTCTACCCCGGCGCGGAGTACGCGACGGCGCAGGACAACCGGTTCCTGACGACGCTGACGCTGGACAACTTCGAGACGGCGATCACCACGGCGGCCGGCTACCGGGACACACGCGGGCAGCCCCTGGGCTACAACTACAACCTGCTGGTCGTGCCGCCTGCCCTGGCGCGGGAGGCGGCGCAGATCACCGCCAACCCGAACGCGGCCGGCACGGGCAACAACGACATCAACCCCTACAGCGGCCAGGTGAGTTCCATTGTCGCGCCGGGCGGCTGGCTGGACGCGACGGCGTGGTTCGTGCTGGACGTGAGTCAGACGACCAAGCCGCTGACGTTGCAGATCCGCAAGCGGCCGGAGTTGACCATCTGGGATGACGAGACGCAAGGGTCGGGCATCCGCTACTTCAAGTGGCACATGCGGGGGGCCATAAGTTACGGAAATTGGAGTCTTGCTCTCCAGGGAAATTCGTAGCCGATACGGAGGAAGGGATGGGCACAACCAACTTTGATACCGTGGCGGCGGCGCTCGTCGGGAACCTGACGGGCAACGTGACGGGGAATGTCACGGGCAACCTGACGGGCAACGTGACGGGGAATGTCACGGGCAACGTGACGGGCAACGTCAGCGGACAGCTCACCTATCCGGCCGTGACGCGGACGGCGACGGCCGACGGGACGGGCACGGGGACGATTGCGGCGGCGGCGCTGTTGCAGCTCGTGACGGTGACCAGCGACAACGCGGACAAGATCGTCACCCTGCCCACGCCCACGCCGGGAACCATCGTCATCCTGCGCAACGGGGCAACGGGCTATGAGCTGCGCACCAGCGCGCCGGCGACCATTGCCATCAACGGCGGCTCAGGGGCCAACGCGGAGAGCGCCATTGCGGCTAACACGATGGTGGTCGCGGTCTGCACGTCGGCGACGACCTGGCAGGCTATCGGTCTGGCCGGGACGACGCTGGCGGCGGTGGACGCGGCGGCGGCCTAGCGGCCGGGGAGGGGCAATGGCGAAGAAGGCGACGACGTTGGAGGCCAGGGTCAAGGACGAGTACCGGCTGCCGTCGGTGGCGGCGTTCGGCGGCCGGGAATACGTGAAGGGTGCGTGGCGGCTCGTGCCGCCGGAGCAGGCGGATTCGGCCGGGGCGCACCCGTTTCTCGACGTGCGCGAGGCGGGCGGTGAGGACGCGACTGTAGCGGCAGCTGTGACGGAACCTTCTCCCCTTTCCTCCTCAGAGGACTCACCGCCCGCCTCGCCCGCGCCGAGCAGCAGGAAGGAAGCAGATGAGGCGACGCTGCCGGCGTCGCCTCCACCCGCGCCCGCGCCACGCCGGGGGAAGTCGCTATGAGACTGCTCGGCCCGATCTACAGTGGCGCGGCCGTGGGTAACAATGGCGCGGCGACGGCCAACGCGGACACCAACAACGTGGTGGCGGGCCGGGTCGTGGCCGTGGGCGTGACGTATCTGGATTCGCCGCCGGCGGGTACGACGGACGTGGTGGTGGCGACGAAGGGCGCCAATGGGCCGGCGCAGACGATCCTGTCCATTGCCAACGCGGCCACGGATGGGTGGTTCTATCCGCGGGTAGGCACTCACTCGACGGCGGGCGCGGCGCTGCTGTACGCGGCCGGCGGGACGGCGGTGAGCGACTATCTGGCGATCAGCGACGTGGTGAACGTGAAGATCGACCAGGCCAATGCCGGGGATGGCGTGAACGTGTGGCTGCTCCTGGAGTGACGATGCGCAACTGGCCTAAGACGGAGCCGACGACCTACGCCGACTGGTGTCTGAATCGCATCGCGGCGGCGCTGGAGCAGCTGGTGGAACTAAACGCGCCCAGCGCGCCGCCGGTTGTGACCGAGCTGGCTGACGACTTCCCCGGCCGGGAGACGCTGGCTGAGGCGGGGATTCTCTATTACGAGACGCTGCCGCGGACGGGCGCGGAACTGGCGGCGGCGGGGCTGGACGGGCCGACGGCGAACCGGATTCTGACGCGGATGAAGGTTGAGGGATGACGGCGCTACTGGACTTCTCGACGGACGCGGCGAAGGTGCGGCTGCTCATCAGCGACATCGACCTGGATGCGCCGATTTTCTCCGATGAGGCGATTGACGCCTTCCTGTCGCTGGCGGCAGGGAACGTCAAGCGCGCGGCGGCGGCGGCGCTGCTGGTCATCGCGGCCAATGAGGTGCTGGTGCAGAAGCGCCTGCGGCTGCTCGATCTGAGCACCGACGGGCCGGCCGAGGCCGAGGCGCTGCGAAAGTTGGCGGCGCAGTACCGGGCCGAGGCGGATGAGGAAGCGGCGACGGCGACGGGCAGCATTGGCTGGCTGGAACTGCCGGCGGGCATTGAGCAGCTGGACAAGCGGACGCCGGAGAGCTGGGCGGCGCTGCTGGGAGAGCGGACGGATGGGCCTCGGCTCCGATAGCGCGCTGAACAGCATCGTTCATCCGGGGCTGCACGCGGCGTTGGGGCGGTTCTTCCCGACGAGCGTGACGATCCAGGCGGCGACGGTGACGCAGCGGCCGAACGGCGAGCAGGTGAAGACGTGGGCCACGTTCCTGACGGGGCTGCGCGGGAATCTGGCCCGGTCGACGCGGACGAGCCTGGAGCAGCGCGGGACGACGCTAACGACGGTCCCGGCGGAGTGGGCGCTCAATCTGGCGGGCCACTACCCGACGATTACGGTGGAGCACCGGGCGACAGTGGATGGGACGGCCTACAACATCGCGGCGGTGATTCACGACAGCCTGAGCGCTTCGACGCGGTTGGAACTGGAGAGGACGGCGCACTGATGGCGACGAAGGTGACGATTAAAGGCGACGATGAACTGGTCGCCAAGCTGAAGCGGCTGGCCGGAAAGGCGACGAAGGCGCAGGCGCGCGCGGCGCTCCAGGCCGGGGCGCTGCCAATTCAGACGGCAGCGGTGCAGAAAGCGCCGATTCTGACGGGGACGCTGCGCCGGTCGATCCACACGGAGACGGCGGAAACCTCGGATGGAGCCGTAGCCCGCGTCGGGACGAACGTGGAGTACGCGCCGGCCCAGGAGTTTGGGACGAGCCGGATGCGAGCGCAACCGTATCTGCGGCCGGCGTTCGACGAGCGGAAGGGCGAGGCGCTGCGCGAGACGGCGCGGGCGCTAGAGGCGATGGTGACGCCGTGATTGACGAGAGCTTGCGGCTGTTTCTGTTGAGCCGGCCGGGCGTGGCGGCCGAGGTAGGCGAGCGGGTGTACCCGGCTCCTCTACCCCAGGGCGCGACGTTGCCGGCGGTGACGTACACGGACGTGAGCGACGTGGGTAGCACCAGCAATGACGGGCCGGATTGCCTGGGGCGGTTGCGCTACCAGATCGACCACTGGGCGGCGACGCGCGAGGCGGCGCGCCGGGTGGAGCGGGCGACGCGAACGGCGCTGAGCGGCTTTCGCGGGCAGTGGCCGGGCGGCTGGCGGGTCGGCGGGGTGTTCCGGCGCAATACGTGGACGCTGTATGAGCCGGAGACGCAGTTGCATCGGGCGATCTCGGATTATCGGATTAACGCATTTGGAGAGGTGTAGGTATGGCAGCGACAGCAGTAGCGGAACAGGCGGTGGTGGGGGCCTACGTCAACGAGGGCGAGACGCAGTTCACCACGCTGACGATGACGGCGATGGACGCCGCGAACATGAACAAGGTGGTGATGAGCCAGGATCGGGTGCTGGTGCTCTTCCAGAACGCGGACGCGGCCAACGCGGAGTGGGTGACGGTGACGGCATCGGACGACCCGCACGGCCGGGCGACCAACATCACCCAACAGCCTATTCCGGCGTCGGGATGGCTGGCGTACTTCTTCGAGCCGCGTGGCTGGGAGCAGACGCTCGGCGGGCGGGATTTGCTCTTCGACGCCGAGAGCACGGACGTGAAGGTTCTGGCTATCCCGGTCTAGGAGGATAAGTGAAACATGGCGACAGTGATTACTGAGCAATTGGTCAACGGGCCGTATGAACCGTCGAGCGACACGACGCCGCTGAGCACGCTGACGTGGACGGCGGCGGACGCGACGAACGGCAATTCGGTGGTGATGTCCACCGGGCGGTGTCTGGTGCTCTTCCGCAACAGCGGGGCATCGACGCGGACCATCACTGTTCCGTCCAGCTTCGACCCGTATGGGCGGAAAGCCGACATTCCGGCGACGAACCTGGCGGCCGGGGCGCTCGCCGGCCGGGTCTTCGAGGCCAGAGGGTGGGAGCAGACCTTCGGCGGGCGCAATCTGGAATTCACGTGCAGTCACGCCGAGGTGCTGGTGGCGGCGATTGCCCTATAGGAGCGTGTCATTATGGCTGTGTGTGTTCCTCCTGAAGAACTGGTCGGCTATGGGACGCTGCTCCAGTACAAGAACCCGCTCACCGACGCCTGGACGACGGTGGCGGGGACGAAAGACCTTGAGTTTCCTAACGATTCGACCGAGGCCATCGAGACGACTGACAACGCCAGCGGCGGCTACCGGACGTACATCCCCAACCCGCTGGCGGAGTTGGAAGAGGTCTCTTACGAGATGAAGTTTTTGTGGTCGCAGTGGTCGGTGATGACGCAGATGAAGCGGACGCAGGTGGTGGCCGAATGGCGGCTGGTGCTGATGAACGCGGAGCAGACGTACATGTCGTTCTGCGCGTTCATTTCGGCGCTGGGCGGGTCGATCCCGATGGAAGAGCTGGTGATGGCAAACATCACGCTGCGGCCGTCGGGCGCGCCGACGTGGGGCACCCTTAACTAGGGGCTAGGTTCTAGGGGCTAGGGAAGAGGGTTATGGCCGGAACGAAAGACGAGAGCGAGAAGAAGGCGGTCGTGGACGAAGCAAAAGCGCCGGATACGCCGGTTGAACTGCTGACGGCGGCGGCGGAGAAGCTGGAGGCCAGGCGCGGCCACCGCAACAAAACGTGGGAGTTGATGGCGGCCGAGTTGCGGGCGTTCGCGGCGCGGATCGAGCAGTGGGAACAGTAGCGGTAAGCGGAGGGAACGATGGCGAGTGTGAATGGGCGCGTGCCTCTGTCGGCGATTGACCTGCTGGGGCTGGCCGAGCAGAAAAAGGTGGCGCGGGTTGATCTGGGCGAGGCCGGCTATAGCGGCATCGTCTACGTCTGCGACCTGACGACGGCGCAGCAGCAGAAGATCGTCGGGACGCCGCGCCGCGGCGCGAAGGTGCGCCAGAACCTTAAAGAAAACTGGACGGAATTCGACCTGGCCGACCTGGCGAACAACGCGGGCACGGCGTTCTTGGAAGCATGTCTTGTCACCGACAAGGAAGGCGGCGCGGCGCTGGGGCGTGCGTTCGAAGCGGCGGCCGGCGATGACGGTGAGCCGGCGGCGTACATTACCTATCCGGCCGCGGAACTGGTTTACATGGCCGAGCTGATGACGGCCGAGGTGAAACAGCCGCGGCTGATGCGCGAGAAGCTGGAGCAGTTTCCGAACGCGGTGACGTCGCTGATCATCAAGCGGATGCGGGAGATCAGCGGCATGGGCGAGGACAAGGTAGAGGAAAAAAAAGAGAACTCCTAGACAACCCGCTACTGATGCTGGCTTACCGGCTAGTGGCGCACGGCATCGGCGGGCGAACGGTGAGGGAGTTAAACGAGGGACGCGCGGCAAAGGAGGAGGGCATGGACAGCGATGAATTCCTGACCTGGGCCGCCTACGTCGCGCTGGAGCCATTTCCTGAGACGCGGGCTGACGCGCATGTCGGGATGCTGATGGCGCAGCAGCACAACATGAATCGGGGCAAGGGGAAGCCGGCCAGGAAGGCCGGCGACTTCGCGCCGCGCTGGCATCAGCCGGAGCAGACGCCGGAACAAATGAAGGCGGTTCTGCGGATGCAGTATCTCCGCTGGAACGGCGACCCAACCCAGTTGACCTGATGGAACTCCAAAAGCTCTACGTTTCGCTCCTGATGGAGATGAAGGAGTACACCGCCGGCCTGGACGACGCTATCGGCCAGGCGCGGGGCTTTGGCGACCGGCTGAAAGGGGCGCTGGGCGGGGCGGCGCAGGCGGCCGGCATGGCGGTGGTCGGCGGGCTGGCCGTGGCAGGAGGAGCGCTAGTGGGGCTGGGTGCGTCGTCCGTGGGGGTGGCGACGGAGTTCCAGTCGTCAATGGCGATCATGTCGACGGCGGTCGATCCGCTATCTGTTGGCGCGCAAACAACGGCCGAGGCGATGGACATCTTGGGCGATGCGTCGTTGGCTGTCGGCAGCGACACGGCGCTCGTCGGCGTGTCGGCGTCCACGTCGGCGGAGGCGATTACCGGTCTCTACAAAGCCGGCCTATCTACCTCAGAAATATTTGGCGATCTTCAGGGCTACATGAGCGGCACGGCCGAATTGTCGGGCGCGCTGCGGGCCTCGATTGACCTGGCCGCGGCGTCGGAACTGGACATGGTGCAGGCGTCGGATTTGGCGGCGGTGACGCTGGCGACATTCGGCGGCCACCTGGAGACGGAGGCGGAGCGGGCCGAATTTATCAATTCGGCCATGAACAACTTCGTGCAGACGGCCGACGCCTCGGTCGCCTCCGTGGGGGATTTGCAGGCGGCGTTCGTCAACGTGGGGCCAACGGCCGCGGCATTTGGATTCTCGGTAGAGGACACCAATGCGGCACTAGGCATCCTATCAACGCGGGGGATCACCGGCAGCGAGGCGGGCACGGCACTCAAGTCGATGCTCAACAACCTCATGCGGACGACGCCGGAAGTGACCGAGACGCTGGAGGCGCTCAACGTTGAGCTCTACAACAGCGATGGCACGATGCGCGCTCTGCCCAACATCATCTCGCAACTAGAAGACTCAATGGCGGGGATGACGGAGGAACAGCGTAACCAGACCGTCGCGACCCTGGCCGGCAGCTACGGCATGAATGCCATGAACACGCTGCTGGGCGAGGGCGTCGAGGGGTGGATGGCGATGACGGGCGCGGTGGGCGAAGCGGCCACGATGCAGGAGTCGGCCGCGGCGCGGACAAACACGCTGGCCGGGGCGCAAGAGGCGCTGTCGGGCGTGTGGGAGTCGTTCCAGATCAAGGTCGGGACGGCGCTGGTTCCTGTGCTGACCCAGTTGGCCGACGTGGGGGCGCGTCTGATTGAAAAATACGGCCCCACGTTGACGGCAATTTTTGAGACCGTGGGCGAGGTGCTGGGCAACCTTTTCGACAATCTGGAAGAGGGGATGTCCCCGCTGGATGCCTTCATCGAGGCGATCTGGGACATCGCGCCGCCGGAGTTGTTGGAAGCCCTGGTCAATTTCCGCGACAACATCCTGCCAAGTCTGACGGAAAAGTTTCACCAGATCGTCGATCCCATCGTGGCGGCCGTGACCAACTTCGTCTCATTCAAGGACGTGCTGATCGGCCTGGGGATCGTCATCCTGGCAGCCGTGATCCCGGCCGTGGTGAGCCTGGTGTTGAGCATGGCCCCAATTCTGTTGGCCGTGGCCGCGGTGATCGCCGTGGTCGCCTTGCTCAGGAACGCATGGGAGAACAACTGGGGTGGGATTCGGGATAAGGTGCAGGCGGTCATTGATTTCATCGTGCCATTTATCCAGAACGCCATCGCGGCGATCCGGCAGTGGTGGGACGAGAACGGCGCGGCGATCCTGGACGGGGTGCGGTCGGTGTGGGAGTCCGTCAAGCAGATTATCGAACTGGCGATCAACCTCATCAAAATCATCGTCGGCGCGGCGCTGAGCCTGATTAAGGCACTGTGGGATCGGTTCGGCGACGACATCATGGCAACCATCCGCTTCGCCTGGGACACGGTGAAGACGATCATCGGCACGGCTATCGAGAACGTCAAGCTCATCATCGGCGCGTTTATCGACCTGTTCACCGGCGACTGGGAAGGGTTCAAAGAGAAGATCGGCCAAATCTGGCAGAACACCTGGGACGCGGTGGTGAGCATCCTGGGCAATCTGTGGGGGCTGCTCCAGCCGAAGCTGCTGGAGATTTGGGACAACATTAGGGGCTGGTTCGACGACAAGATCGAGGACTTCAAGCAACTCGGCCGGGACGTGATCAATGGGATCATCAACGGGCTGGATGAGGTGGGGGACAAAATCCGGCAAACGCTGGTGGACTGGGCGACGCGGGCCTGGGACAGCGTGAAGGAATTCTTCGGCATCAACTCGCCGGCGACGAAGGGCAAGGACGCGGGCAAGAATATCGGCGAGGGGCTGATCGAGGGCGTGCTGGAGTCGGGCGACGACTTCTGGAGCCGGACAGAGGTCGTGTTCGACGCCTACTACGCCGACATCGAGGATTGGTACACGTCGCGGCCGTGGGAGGAGATGCCGGAGTACACCATCGACGTGTGGCAGGAGTATCTGCAACTGCTGTGGCCGGTGACGGGGCCGCGGTACGGCGAGTATTACGAGAGCGTAACCGAGTGGTGGACGGCGCGGCCGTGGGAGTCGATGCCGGAGTACACGATTGCGGTGTTCGAGGCCAAGTTCGCCACGATGAGCGAACGGCTGGCCCCGACCTATGAGGATTTTTTCCAGACCTCGATCCTCGTCTTCCGCGAGCAGGACTGGGCCATCATCGGCAGCCAGATCGTGGACGGGGTGGTGCACGGGGTGAATTCCAACGCCGGCAAGCTGGAGGAGGCGATGCGGGCCATCGCCCGGCGGGCGAAGGAGGCGGCCGACGCGGAGTTGGGCGTCAGTTCGCCGGCCAAAGAGATGATCCCGACCGGCGAGGCCATTGTCAATGGCATCATCGCGGGGGTGCTGAACCGGCGCGAGGCGCTGGCCTACGGACTGGAGACCATCGTCTCGGACGTGGAGGACATCCTCTCCCAGGCCGGGGACGCGGGCGGGATTGCCGGCGGGTTCGCCAAGCGATTCACCGACAGCGTGATCGCCCCGATGGAGGCGCGGCTGGAGAGTCTGGGCGGGCGGGTGGAGGCGGTCCAAGACCTGTTCAAGACGCGGATGGGGTCGGAACTCATCACCGACGTGTCGCACTACGGGGACACGTTGCGGCAGCTGCTCATGCTGCGCAACACCCTGACGACCGACCCGGACAGCGAGCAGCAGTTGGCGCTGGTCGAGGACGCGCTGGAGGCGCTGCGCGAGCGCGGCCGGTTGAACCAGGAATACATCCAGCAGCAGGAACGGCTGCTGGCGCTGGAGAAGGCGCGGGCGGACGTGGATTTCCTGAAGAGCCAGTTGGAACTGCTCAAGCTGGTGCAGGAGAACGGCATGGATGCCAGCGTCCTGGCCGGGCTGGAGTTCGGGCTGGACGCCGACGCCGGGGCGCTGATGGACACGATGGTGGACGTGATGCGCCGGCTGGTGCAGTCGGCGGAGGACGAGTTGGGCATCCACTCGCCGTCGGCGTGGGCGCGGGACACGATGCGCAACGTCATGCAGACGATGGCGGCGACGGCCGAGCAGGAGCGGGTATCCTTGAACGACAGCCTGAGCCGGGCGCTACAGCCGGCGCTAGGCGCGGCCACGGCCGGCGCATCTGTTGGCGCGCGAACAACGGACAACAGCCGGCGGACGGCGATCTACGGCGGCTATCACGTGACGGTCGAGTCGGGTCGGGATAGCTGGCTGGAAGAGCAGGCGGAGTTGATGCGTTGAAAGTTGTGAGTATCGACGGGCTGGCAATCAGCGACGGGACAGCCTATTCGTCCTGGCTGGAATCGCCGCATTCTCAGCCGCCGGTGCGTGTGGAGATGGCCGAGCGGGTCGGGGCGGAGCCTATTGTGAGCCAGGCGCGGCGGCAGGCGCACTCGCTCAACCTGATGGTGCGCATCCACGCGACGACCGCGGTTGAGGCGAAGGCGCGGCGCAGGGCGCTGCTGATGGCGCTGGACACGGAGGAGGCGGCCGTGCCGCTGGTGGTGTCGGACGACGACGACACGAATCCGCGCTATCGGTACGTGGCGACGCGGGGTGTTGAGGAGTTGGACAGCGCCAGCGGATCGGGGCTGGCGTTCGTGGCGACGCTGACGACGCACGGCGACACGGCCTGGCGGGCGGACACGCCGACGACGGTGACGTGGAACGCGACGGCCAGCGGACAGCAGCAGGTGGTGGCGAACAACGGCGACCTGCCGGCGCGACCGACCTACACCCTGGAGCCGACGGCCGACAACGGGGTCGGGAATTCGTGGGACGAGAAGCGATTCGCGCCGATCACCTGGACAAGCTGGCAGGCGGGGCAGCTGTTTCCGGTTGACCTGACGAGCGACGTGGCGTTCGACACGGCGGCGCTGGTGACGGCGACGACCATCACGGCCGAGACGGAGATCGGGGTCATCGTCAACGGCCAGGAGGTGCGGCGCTGGGTGTCGCGCTATGACACAACGGAAACGGGAGTGTGGATCAACCTAGACTTCCAGGCCGGCGGCGACGCGCTGGCCTATTTGTCGGCGGCGATGGGCGCGGGCGACACGGTGAGCGCCATCACGGTCGATTTTCTACCGGCGTCGTTCCCGACGGCGGGGATGCTGCTCATCGGCGACGAGGTATTCACCTATAGCGGCGTGGACCGGATAACCAACCGCTTCACCGGCGTCAGCCGGGCGGCGAAGGGGACGGCGGTGGCGGGGCACGCGGCCGGGGCGGTCGCCTACTGGATTCAGCACGACGTGTGGCTGGTGTACGGCGGGCTGACGCGGCAGGCGACGTTCGACCAGTACGACTACGACTACTACAAACCGCTCCTAGACCTGGAAAACAGCACGAACGCGCAGTGGATATGGGACGAGTTCTACCAGAGCGCGGGGCAGCGGTCGGCGCAGTGGACGCCGGTTTCGACGGATAGGCATTTTGCCACACCTGTCGGGAACCCGGCTGATGAGATGGAGCTGTCGCGGGTGTCGGCGACGGAGATCGTCGGTGACGCGACGGAGTCGTGGTGGAGCATCCCGCTGCACTATTTCGCGCGCTGGGTGCGACTGGTGGGCCGGGCGGCGCGAGAAGAAGACCAGACGTGGGATGTGAAGTTCCGAGCGTGGGGATTGTCGCAGGAGATAGCGATCCCGCTGACCGAGGCGGTGGATTTCGACATCAACTACACCGAGCCGTCGCCTGACTGGTGGACGGAGAACCTGGACGCGCGGTTCTATAACCGGTCGCGGGGGGCGATGGAAGCGGCGCTGGATGAGGTGTACATCGAGTTCGCGGAGTGGCCGCGGGTGCGGCTGGGGCCGGTGGTGGACAACTATTCGATGGCGCTGACGTTGGCGAACGTGACGACGGGGGAGAGCATCGCGCTGCACGTGGCGACAGAGGTGGGCCAGCAGTTGGCGGTGGACACGGAGAACTATACGGTGACGCTGCTGGGGGACGGCTCCAACCAGTATCAGGCGTTGACGAAGAGCGCGCGACGTCGGGACATCCTGGCGTTGCAGCCGGGGAACAACACGCTACAGGTGACGGAGACGGGACTGGCAGGGATGACGATCACGATCCAGTTCGAGGAACGATTCTACACATGAGCAAGTGGCACGTAGCGGGCGCGGCGCTGGGCATAGCGGGGCTGCTACTGGCGGGGGATGAGCTGGGCGCGGACGCGCCCCGTCCGGCGCTGCTCTTCATCGTGACCGGGCAGTCGAACGCCGGCAACAACGGACGGGCGGCCGACCTGGGGCCGGCGGAGCGAACGCCGGTCGACGGAGCGTGGTTCTACTCGCCACAGACGACGAAGAGCCGGCAGTTGGTCGCGATGGCCCCGGTGCGCGGCGCCTTCGGGCTGGAGTTGTCGTTCGCGCGTGCGGTGCGGGCGGCCTGCCCAGGGCGTGAAATCATCGTGGCGAAGGTTCATAGCGGCGGCACGTCGATCATCGCCTGGGATCCGGACGCGCCGGGCCGGGCCGGCTGGAAGACGGACATGGCGCGGGTGGGCAACGCGGACAAGCCGGCGATGTATCCGAGGGTGGCTGGGCTGGCGCGGGAGGCGCGGGCATTGAAGGCGGCCAAGTTGGCCGGCGTGCTCTACGTCCAGACGGAGCGCGACTCCAAATACATCTATGGCGCGGCGCGGTATGAGGGGAATTTGCGGCGGCTGATTGCGGCCTGGCGGCGGGAGTGGGACGCGCCGAGGCTGCCGGTGGTCTTCATGGATTCGCACACGAATCTGGACGGCGGCGGGACGGCGGTGCATGGCGCGGTGGTTGACGTGGCCGAGACGACGCCGGGAACGGCCTGGGTGGCGACGCGCGATCTGGCGAAGAAAGGCGACCGGGTGCACTTCAATTCGGCCGGGCTGTGGGAGTTGGGCGAGCGGATGGCGGCGGCGTGGGTGCGGCTGAGTGGAGGGTGCGAGTAGATGGCCTCCCTGAGTCGGCAGGTAGCGGCGGGCAACGACGACGCCCGGCAGGTGGCCGGGGTGATGTACCTGGACGAGACGACGGGGATCATCATGCCGGCCAACACGCCGGGAGCGTGGGCGGCAACGCGGTTCACCAATATCACGATTCCGCCCGGGTCCACGATAGGCACGCCGACAACGTATTCCGTCTATGTTTATACATCTTCCAACGATAGTCCGGACTTAGATGCGCTGGCTGACGATGCTGACGACTCGGCGCAGCCAACGACGACGGCGAACGACCTGTCGAACCGCGTCCTGACGACGGCCAAAGTGACGTGGACGGCGACAAATATAGGAACGGGCTGGAAGTCGCCGGGGGATGTGGCGGCAGTGATCCAGGAGATCATCGACCGGCCGGGTTGGGCGAGCGGGAACGCGATCACCATCCTGCTGGACGCGCGGACGACGAGCAACGATTTCCGGTTTCGTTGCTATGAGAACGATCCGCTACTGGCGGCGAAGCTGGACATTACCTACACGCCGCCGGCTGGGGGCGGGGTCGCGGTCAAGATGGCGCACTACAGGAGGCTGAGGTCATGACGCTCTGGCTGAAACAGTCAACGGCGGCCACCATCGTTTTAGGCCCTTTCGTCGATTCCACCGACGCGGTAACGGCCGAGACGGGTCTGACCATCTCCCAGGCGGACGTGAGGCTATCGAAGAACGGCGGGGCGTTCGCGCAGAAGAACAGCGCGACGAGCTGCTCCCACATGGAGAACGGCTACTACTCCTGCCCGCTTTCGACGACCGACACGAACACGCTGGGCGCGCTGCGCGTGGCGGTGGCGGAGAGCGGGGCGCTGCCGGTGTGGCAGGATTTCATGGTCGTGCCGGCCAACGTGTGGGATTCGCTGTTCGGGGCCGACAAGCTGGACGTGAATGTAGAGGAGTGGAACGCGACGGCCGTGCCGGCGGAGCACACGGCGGGCTATCCGGTCGTGACGGTCAAGGACGGGACGGGCACAGGGGAGATCGACACCGCCAGCGGTCGAGTGCTGGCGAATGTCACCTACTGGAATGGCAGCGCCGTGGCCGCGCCGGCGACGGCGGGCTATCCGGCGGTCACGGTCAAGGTTGGCACGGGCACGGGGGAGATCAACCTGTCGGGCGGGTCGATGGCGGTCAACGCCACCCAGATTGGCGGCTCCTCAGCCGCGGCGACGGCGGCGGGGAAGGCATTCCAGGGAATCGTCTACGGCACAGCGGTGACGGGGACGCTCTCGACGACGGCGTTCACGACCAATCTGACCGAGGCGACGAACGACCACTACAACGGCCGGGTGGTGACGTTCATTACCGGGCCGCTGGCCGGGCAGCAGGCGACGATCTCCGACTATACCGGGGCGACGAAGCTGATCACGGTGGCGGCGATGACGGAAGCGCCGGCCAACGGCAACGAGTTCTTTATCGCGTAAGTGTTGGCGCGCAAACAGCTATGGCGACGAGGCTGACGGGATTCGGACTGGCAATCAGCAAGACGCACGCGGCGAAGGCGGCGTCGGGTCGGCCGCGGCAGCTGATCGCGCCTGACGCGCCGGGGACGGGGCCGTCGGCGATGGAGATTCTGGCCGGGAACCAGTTCGGGCGCGTGCTGGGCGAACTGCGGCCGGAGTTGACGGGCGCGGCGTGGAAGCTCAACAACTACGGCCAGGCGCGGATGACGCTGAGCCGGGCGGACGCGCTGGCGCGGGAGGACATTCTCCAGTTCGGGAACAGGCTGATGATCCAGTTCGACAACGGGCTGCCGCCGTGGGGCGGCGTCATTGACACGCCACGGCGCTGGCGGGGCGGAAAGATAGAGGTAGTGGCCTACAGCGGCGAATGGCTGCTGGGGACGCGCATCACCGACCGGGGGCGGTATTTCAGCCAGGCGACGGCGGGGCAGATATTCCGGGCGCTCATCGAGGAGGCGGTTCCGTTCGGCGTGCGCGTGGGCGAGGTGTGGCTGGGCGGCGGCTTCCACGGGCCGGATTATCACCTGGACGACCTGCTCAACATCGTGCAGAAGAGCCTCGCCGGACGGCTGGAGGAGGCGGACTGGAACGTGACGGCGGGACTGGAGGCGGGCCACATCGTTTTCACGGCCAACTTTTACGAGCGGCGGGGCATCGACCACGGCCGGCGGCTGGCGCTGGTGGACGGGGTGAACACGACGCCGGCGACGCTTAATGAGCAGGGGAAGATCGTCAACGATTTGCACCTGGCCGGGGCGGGTACAGGTTGGGGGGCGGAAAGCCGCATCTACAGCCGGGCGACGGACACGGGCAGCGTGGCGAAGTTCGGGCTGCGGCAGGACGGCGACGTGCAGGTGGACATCAAGCAGCAGGCGACGCTAGATAGCAATGCGGCGGTGGAACTGGCGGAAAGCGCCTGGCCGCGCGAGGTGGTGAGTGTGGAAGCGCTGGACAGGCCGCCGGCGCGATTCGGGCAATACGACGTGGGCGACACGCTCATGGTGGAGATAGCCAAGGCCGGATGGAACGGCTACGCCGGCCGGGCGCGGGTGGTGGCGCGGGAGTATTTGCCGGAGAGCAATACGTGCTCGCTGGTGCTGGAGTAGCGAAATGGCCGACCAGGACACATTGGCGCGGGAGAGGCAGATCGACAACCTGATCGACACGGTGCGCCGGCAGGGTGAGGAGATCGAGCGGCTGAAGCGGCTGCTGCTGGGCGCGGACGTGACGCAACCGAGCGTCTTCGTGCGGGAGCCGGCGGTGAGCGGGCTGTGGGAATTGGTGGTGGTGGACGCGGGGACGGCCGACGGAATGGCCTGGCTGGAGATGAGAGAGCTGTAGCAGATGGCGACATACTACGTCAACAACTCGTCGGGCAGCAACGGCAATAACGGGACGACCAGCGGGACGCCGTGGAAGACGCTGGCCTATGCCGTGGCGCACGTATCGCCGGGGGATACGGTCAACCTCCAGACGAGCACGTGGAAAGAGAGGCTCGACATCACGGTCGCCAACACCACGTGGCAGGCGCAGACGGGGCACACGCCGGTCATCGACGGCAACTATCACGACGGGCTGTTCGGGCAGCATGGAGCCGCGGCGGGCAAGTTGCCGCCGCCGCCCAACGTGCCCGGCAACGTGGTGGCGAGGTATGAGGCGCTGGTCGAACTGAGCGCGGCGAACGTCGTGGTGGACGGACTGACGGTGCGCAACAGCGGCGGCGAGGGGATCGGGATCAACGGGTCGGCGGCGCAGAGTTCAGGCTGCAAAATCCGCAACTGCGTCATCGATTTCACCTACACAGGCAGCATCTCGCTCGGCGATCTGAAAAATACCGACCCGAAACGCACGGGAATCGAGATCACGGGCAACATCATCAGCCGCTCGACGTGGTGCTATTACGACCCGCTGCGCTTCTGGGCCGACTGGAGCGGCGTGGGACCGAAGGACTACGTGGGCGAGGTCGTGGCGCAGACGATGAAGGTGTCGTGCACCAGCGGGGCGATTGTGCGGGGCAACGTGGGAGCGTACTCGGCCGGCGAGGGGTACGACCTGGGCAAGGGCAACGTCGATTGCCTCTTTGAAAACAACATCTCCTTCGGCCACCGCCACTACCACATCTACCTGATGTACTCCCGCGACACGACGGTGCGCGGCAACATCTGTTTCTGGCCGCAGAACCAACCGAAGCCCAACGAGGGGCCGCCGAATCCGCCAGGGGGCATCGGCATCCGCGACGAGAACGAGGGGCTGAAAAAGGGGTTTGCCGTCCAGAACGGCGCGTGGATTTACAACAACCTGGTCGTGGGGCTGGGCCATCCATTCGGCGTGGCCGGGACCAACAGCGCCACGGTGGTGGAGCGGCTCTACGTCGGCTACAACACGTTCGTAGGCGGGCCAAAGACCGACAAGGGCATGGTTTTCTCGCCATCGGTGTCGGGCAAACACAAGGGCATCGTTGAGAACAACGTCATCGACTACGCCCCCGCCCCGGCGGCTATTCCCATCGCGCAGGGCAACAAGGACAGTCTCGTCTTCCGCAACAACTGCTGGAGCAAAGCGCCGCCGGCGGCGTTCCAGGGCGCGGGCGACCAGACGGGCAACCCGCGCCTCGCCAATTCCGGCGCGGCGGTGACGGGGCAGGACGCGACCGGGACGGGGATACCAACTAACACGTTCAACAAGCTCCACTACCAATTGACCGGCTCCAGCACGCTGTGCATCGGCCGGGCGTCGAACGGGTCGCCGGCGGGCGGCATCACGCCGCCTAACGTAAGCGTGGACATTCTGGGGGCGACGCGGGGCGCGAACCGGGACATTGGCGCATTTGAGTACGGCGGGGTGGTCATCGACAGCGTGACGGCGAGCTTTACGCAGGCCCCGTCCACAGGCACGACGCCGCTGTCGGTGCAGTTCACGGACACGAGTACGGCGACGGGGAACGCGGTCATCAACTCGCGTTCCTGGGCTTTCGGCGATGGAGGCACGTCCACGGCGACCAACCCGTCGCACGTCTACAGCGCGGCCGGGACGTACCAGGCCACGCTGACGGTGCAGGACACGGTGCTGGGCAAGACCTCAACCTACACGGGGCCGCCGATTACAGTGGGCGCGCCGCCGACGGATAGTGTGACGGCCAACTTCACGCAGTCGCCATCGAGTGGGGTCGCTCCGCTGTCGGTGCAGTTCACCAATACGAGTACGGCGACGGGCGCGGCGGTGATTAACTCCTATGAGTGGGAGTTCGGCGACGGCGGAACCTCCACCAACCCCAGCCCGCTGCATGCCTACACGACGCCGGGGACATACCAGGCCACGTTGGTGGTGCAAGACACCGTGTTGGGCAAGGTGTCGTCGAAAATCGGGCCGCCGATCACCGTGAGCGCGGTGGTAGACAGCGTGACGGCCGGCTTCACGCAGGATAAGACGGGCGGGCAAAAGCCGCTGACGGTGGCCTTCACCGACACGAGCGTGGAGGGCGGCGCGGCGGCGATCAACTCCTGGGAGTGGGCCTTCGGCGACGGCGGAACCTCGACGGCGCAAAGTCCGAGCCACATCTACACGACCGAGGGCGTCTACACGCCGAAATTGACGGTGCGCGACACGACGCGGGGGCTGGCGGACGTGAAGAACGGGTTGCCGATTGTGGTGACGACGGGCACCACCACGCCGCCGGGCAGCGTTATGATCCGGCAGACGCGGGCAGCGCTCAACACGTCGGATGGCAACCAGACGTTCAGCCAGGCGGGGTTGGGCGGGCTGATCCCGAAGAGCGCCATCATCCGCGTGACGAAGGCGACGGCGGATGGGGTCGCGGCCGACGGGGCGTTGCTGGCGATTGGCTACGTGACGGGGGCCAATAACCAGGTGGCGTGCTGCATCGCCGCCGACCACGGCGCGGCGGCGACGAACGCGGCGCGGCGGTGGACGGACGACGCCTGCATCCTGCTCATCGACGGCAGCGGGGCGGTAGTGCTCAAGGCCACGTTCGTGGCGTTCGTGGCCGACGGGATCACCCTCAACCTCAACTGGACGGCCGGCGGGACGGCCTATCTGGCGACGGTGGAGTTCGGCGCGGGGCCGGACTACCGGGCGTGGGCGGGGGCCGTGGCGCTGGGGGCGGTGAACTCCAGCGTGGGCATCACCGCGCCGGGTTTTGCCCCGGACGCCGGCCGATTCGCGGCGACGTGGGGGACGCGGGACACCCCTATGGCGGACGCGACGCTCTCACTGGGCATCGGCCACCGGAGCGGGGCGATGTACTGCCTGGAGCGGTATGGGCCGGATAATCAGGCGGACGCGACGTTCGCCAGCCGGCTCAACACCGACCAGGTGGCGCACTGTCGCTATAACACGCAAGGTCGGGCGCGGGTCGAAACCTCAAACTGGGACGGCCAGGGTGTGACGCTCAGCGTCGTGACCAACGACGTGAACTCGTCGGTGCTGGTGTTGCTGGAGCAGTTCGGCGCGGGCAGCCAGGCGGGGCTGCTCACGTCGCCGACGGTCGCCGGGGCGGTGGACTACGCGCTGCCGTGGGACCCGCAGTACGTGACGCACATCCTCAGCCCGCGCACCTCCACCGGCTCGGCCAATAACACGGCCGTGGCGACGCCGATTGGGCTGCACTCGGCCACGGCCGACGGGGAGTACTCCGACACGGTGGCCGGCGAGGAAGGCGCGGCGACGACCAATGAGCAGAGCCTGTCGGACAACCAGGTGATGTTGCCGGGCCACACGGGCACGACGGTGGCCGCAGGCACGGCAACGTTGGGGACGGCCAAGTACACGATTGACTGGACAACGGCCCCGGCGGCGGCGCTGTTGTGGCCGTACCTGGCGGTGGAGGCAGGGGAGACGGGCGGGCCACCCATCGCGGCCGAATTTACGGGCGCGCCGCTGTCGGGTCGCACGCCGCTGACGGTAGCCTTCACCGACCTGACGGGCGGAGCGACGAGCTGGAGTTGGGACTTCGGCGATGGGGAGACCTCGGCGGAGCAAAACCCGACGCACACCTACACGCAGGACGGCGTGTATGACGTAAGCCTGACGGCCGGCGATGGGGCCAACAGCGACACAGAGACGAAGACGGGCTACGTCGTGGTGTCAACGCCGACGAAGCGGGTGGTGGTCATCGGGCCGTACCTGCTGAAGCCGATTACAGCGACGAGCACGCAGCAGACGACCTGGCCGGGCGAGGATGAGGACGTGGAGCGGGGCACGCAGAGCGGCGAATTATCGCTCGATTTCCTGCCGCTCAACACGGACGTAGCCGCGCCGGAGGCCAACGGCGCGGAACTGCGGGTGTGGTTCGACGGAGCGAACCTGAAGGCAAAGCTGCCGGATGGAACGATCAAGACGATTACGTGGACGTGACATGTTTGAGGAGTTGTTCGGGCTGAATGTATCGGAGTGGTCGGTGTCGGACCCGGCGCAGCTGTGGGCGCTGCTGGCCGGCATTCTGGTCGGGTTTGTGCTGGCGGCCGTTGTCGAGAGTTTGTGGCGGAGGGATCGGGGACGACGATGAGGACGCGCGACTTTCTGGCGGCGCTGGAGGCGCAGTTCCCGCCGTGGCTTATCGCAGTGGCGATGCTGTTGGCCGCGGCCGGGTTCCTGGCGTCATACATCCGCCAACAGCGGAGCGAGCCGCTGCGCCTGTACCCGCCGCTGTCGGCGGCCGTGACGGTCGGGCTGGCCGGCATGGCGGTGATCTACATCTGGTTGGCGCTGGATAACACGCTGCCGCTCGGCGTTCGCGCGGGCGCGATCCGGCCGGTTTTGTTCGCGCTGGCCGTCGCGCTGGCGCTCTACAACGGCGGCAACTTGACGGCGGCCCTGCGGTCGGCGCATCGAGCATGGCAGAGGCGTCGGCATGGGTGAGGCGCTCGGCCTGGTGGTGGTGGTCGGCGTGCTGATCCTCGTCGGCGTGGTCATCGTCGCGGCGGTCTGGCGCAGCCACACAACGCGCGCGACCGAGTACTACCGGCTGGACGATCTGATGCACCGGGTCGAGGAGTTGACGCTGGAGGTGATCGAGTTGCGGCTACACCTGTCGAGTTGGCAGACGGGCGCGACGCACCTCATCGCGCAAATTACGGCGTTGGGCTACGCGCCGGCCTGGGAGCCGGACGACTCGCTGACCGGCGCGGGACCGATGAGGCAGCCGGCGCTGGTGCGGCTGTACCAGCGTATCGCCGAGCATTTCGACCTGGCGGAAATAGATGAACTGGCCGTCGCGGCCGGCATACCGGCGGAGAGCTACGGCGGCGAGACACGCCAGGCGCGGGCGCTGGCGCTGGTGCAGTATGCCGCGCGACATGGGAATCTGAGCCAATTGCTCACGACCTGCCGGAAGGCGCGGCCGAGGGTGAGATGGCCGAATCATTTTGTGTCCTGAGGGACAAGGAGTAGTGGATCATGGACAAGCCGAAGTATTTGACGTTGGAGTTTTGGGCGGCGCTCATCAGCGGGGCGCTGTTGATCGCCGTGACGCTGGGGCTGCTGGGCCAGGATGACGCAGCGACGTGGGAGCAATTGCTGGTGGGCCTGGTCGGAGCAGTGCTGCCCATTGTGGCGCTGATCCTGGGCTACTCGTCGCTGCGGGCGCGCCTCATCATAGCCGGGGTCGTCGGGGAAGACACGCCGCCGTGGATGACGGCGGAGTTCTGGATGACGATTGTGGCGACGGGGGCGATGGTGCTGGTGGCGGCGCGGATCATCACGCAGGAGCAGGCGGACATGTGGCAGCAGCTGCTCGCGCCATTCGTGGCGGCGGTGCTGGCTATCGCGGCCTACATCCGCGGCCGGATCGTCGTGAAGACGGACGCGCTGCGCTGAGCGGGCGGTCGAGTTGGACGGGCCAGGAGAAGGGGACACATCCTCTTCTCCCGGCCGGGGAGCGTGACGCATGGCGCGGGCGCACTACTACGTAGACTATCAGAACGGCAACGACACGACCGGCAACGGGTCGAGCGGCACGCCCTGGAAGACGATCCAGAAGGCGCTGGACGCGGCGGCCGAGGGCGCGGACGGCACGCAGATCAACCTGCGCGACAACGCGGCGCACGTGACGGCCGCGGCGCTGGACCGGACGACCTACGTGGCGACCAACGGCGCGGTGTCGTTGACCCAGCCGATCATCTTCCGAGGCTACACCTCGGCGGCCGACGACGGCGGCCGGGCGACCATCACCGTTGGCGGCAACTACCGGCTGTTCGCGGCCACAAACTACGACTTCCAATGGCTCGTTGACCTGACCATCGACGGCCACACCGGGGCGCTGGTGGACACGGTGTATCTCCAGAACTCGGCCGTGGTGCTGCGCTGCAAGGTGACGGGCGCGGGCCAGTACAAGCTCAGGGTAAACAACAACTGCGTGGTGGCCGGCTGCTATATCTCCGGCAGCGAGTTCTCGGCAACGACCTCGTATTGCCTCTACGTCAACTCGGCCAGCATCCTCTACGGCAACTGGATCAATTTCGCCGGCCACAACGTGGGCATCTTCGCCGGTACGAACGTCTCGGTCATCGGCAATGTGGTGGTCAACGCCGCGGCGGGCGAGAGCGGCCGGGGCATCACCTTCGGCGCGTCCTCAATGGTCATCGGCAACACCGTCTACAGCAACGCCGGAACGGGCGAGGGCATCGCCAACGACACGAGCAGCGAGAACGCCATCGTCGTCAACAACCTGGTCGTCGGTTTCAGCGGCACAGGCGGCGACGGAATCGTAAACGGCAACGGGCTGGGCAATATCGCGCTGCACAACGCGCTCTACAACAACGCGACCAACCTGACGGCCGGCGACATCGGGCTGTCGGAGGGTAATGACGTGTTGAGCGGCAACCCGTTCGTGGACGCGGCCGGCGGCGACTACGACATCAGCGGGGCGGTCGCCGGACTGACCGAGGACGCCTGGCCGCAGAGTTGGCCGGGGCTAACGACGGCGACCACGCCGAAGGCCGACAAGGGCGCGGCGCAGGCGGGAGCGGCGACCGCCAACCTCCTGAGGGGGAAGCTATGAACTACCTGGGCGACTTTCCGGTGGGGGCGACGGTCTACGTGCCGTTTCACACGTTCAACGCGGCCGGCGGCTCGGTCACGCTGTCGGGTCTGGCCGTGACCGACATCGAAATTTACAAGGACGGCTCGACGACGCAGCGGTCGTCGGACGCCGGCTATACGCTGCTGGATACGGACGGCATTGACTTCGACGGCATCACCGGCCTGCACGGGTTTAAGATCGACCTGTCGAACAACACGGACAGCGGCTTCTTCGCCGCCGGGCACGAATACATGGTGGCCGTGTCGGCCGTCACTGTAGACGGGCAGACGGTCAACTTCTGGTCGGCGACGTTCTCCATCGAGCGGGCGGGGGCGGCGCTGACGGTGGGGGCCATTGTGAATGGGGTGTGGGATGAGTTGGTTGAGAACCACGAAAACGGCGACACGATGGGCTATGTGATGACGATCATCAACAATAATACCGTTGCTATAAATGTTGCGGCCGGGGTGTGGACTGCGGCGTTGCCCGGCGCGTATACGGCAGGCCAGGCCGGGCATAAAGTGGGCACGTACCTGGACGCCGCCATCAGCGACATCCCCACGGCCACCGAGAACGCCGACGCGCTGCTGAAACGCGACTGGACATCGGTCACGGGCGAGGCGGCGCGGTCGGTGTTGAACGCATTGAGGCTCCTCAGAAATAAATGGGGTGTGTCGGGGAGCACGCTGACGGTGACGAAGGAAGACGATACGACGACGGCATGGACGGCGGCCGTGACGGGTGACGCCGGGGCCGATCCGGTGACGGGGGTCGATCCGAGTTAGCGCTATGGCCGCAGGGTTTCGGTCACTTCTGGCGTTTTGGATAGGCGGCGGCGGCAGTAACGCGCCGGAGGCCATAGCCCTCAGTGGCGCGTCGGCGGCGAGTAGCGGGGCGTCGGGGGCGCTGGCCGTCGCGCGACCACTGGCCGGGTCGTCGGCCGCGACCGCGAGCGCGACCGGTGTCCTGTCGCAGGTGGTGGGGCTATCCGGTAGTAGCGCGGCCACAGTTACGGCGGCGGCGGCGCTGGAGGTGGCCCGGCCGCTTGGTGGCCTGGCGGCGGCGGCGACAGGCGCGTCGGGCGCGGCAGTCCTGTCCCTGACCCTGGCGGGTAGCAGCGCGGCGATGACAGGCGCGAGCGCTGGGCTAGGAGTGGCCCGGCCGCTGACGGGTAGCAGCGCCGGGGCCACGAGCGCCGCCGGCTCAATTGTCACCGGCGTGGCCCTGTCCGGTGCGGCGACGGCGGCGACGGATGCCGCCGCCGGGATGCTGTCGGTCGCGCGGCCATTGACCGGTGGCAGCGCGGCAAATACGGATGCAACCGGCGCACTGGCGACGACGCGCCCCCTGAGCGGCGCGGCCTCGGCAATAACGGACGCGGCCGGCGTGTTGGCGGCGGCGCGTCCCCTATCAGGCGTAGCTGGTGCGACGACGGGCGGGGCGGCTATGCTGGCGCTGACGGCGGCGCTGGCAGGTGATTCGGCGGCGGTCACGTCCGCGCTGGCGGCGCTGGCCGCGGCTCGGCCACTGACCGGCGCGGCCTCGGCCACGACCACGGCGGCGGCGGTGATGGGTCTGGCTGTCCCACTGGCGGGGAGCAGCGCGGCGACGACGGGCGCGACCGGGGCTATCACCCGGACTGTCGGGCTATCTGGCGCGGCGGAGGCGGTCACGATTGGAGCCGGAGCGGCTATCCTCGACATCGCCCTGAGCGCGACGGCAGCCGCCACGTCGGGTGCGTCGGGCACGCTGGAACTGGGCGGGGAACGGGCGCTATCCGGGGCAAGCGCGGCGTCCAGCGGCGGGGCCGGGGCGCTGGCTGTGGGGCTGGCCCTGAGCGGAAGCGCGGCGGCCGGCAGCGGGGCCGCCGGGGCGCTGACCGCCGGTATCGGGCTGGTTGGGTCGGCCGATGCCACCAGCGTGGCGAGCGGCGCGGCGATTCTGGCGCTGGCTTTGAACGCCGCGGCCGGGACGAACAGCGCGGCCGGGGGAGCGCTGGCCCGCGCCGCCGGGTTGACGGGGGCCAGCGGCTCGACGACAGACGCCGCCGGGTCACTGGCGCTGGACGTGGCGCTGAGCGCGGTCAGTGAAGCCGCGAGCGGGGCGTCCGGTTCGCTGTCGGCGGGCGGCGCGCAGGCGCTGGCCGGGACGGCGGCCGGTGCAAGTGGTGCGGCTGGCGCGCTGGCGCTAGAGGTAGCGCTAAGCGCGACGAGCGCGGCCACGGTGCACGCGGCCGGGGCGCTGGGACGCTTTGTGCCATTATCCGGCGCGACAGCGGCCACCAGCGGCGCGACGGCTATACCGGCCATCGCGCGCGGGCTGTCCGGCGCGTCCGCGTCTGAAAGCGACGCGAGTGGGACGGCGTCGCTGGCGCTGGGGTTGGCGGGGTCGGCGGAGGCGACTACAGACGCCAGTGGCGCGACGGCGTTGTCGGTCAGTCTGTCCGGCGCGGCGGACGTACTCTCGGCGGCCACGTCGGCGCTGATTGTGGCGCTGGCGATATTGCACATCCACGCCGGCACGGTGCGCGGCGTGGGGAATGCCGGAGCGGTCGTGGGGCCGCGTGGTGTTGGCATGATTAGAGGACCGGTCAATCGCGGCGCAGTCCGCACTGCCGGCGATATTGAATCTGTTTAGGAGAGATGGAAATGGCTGGTTTTACGACGTATTTGCAGCAAGAGCTTCTGGATCACATCTTCGGCAATGGAGCCTACTCCGCGCCGACGGTCTACATCGGGCTGTACACGGCCGCGCCGACCGACGCCGGTGGCGGCACGGAGGTCAGCGGCGGCGACTATGCCCGCGTTAACGCGAGCGCGTTGTTTGGCGCGGCGTCGGGTACGGCTATCGCCAACGACGGAGCGATCACGTTCCCGACGGCGTCGGCGTCCTGGGGCACTATCACGCACTTTGGCGTCTTCGACGCCTCGACGGCCGGGAACCTGCTCGTCTGGGGCGCGGTAACGCCAAACAAGGCGGTGGGCAGCGGGGACACGGCCAGCTTCGGCGCGGGCGATCTGGATGTGACGCTCGACTAAACGGGGGGCGCTATGGCGCTATCTAACGCGGTGCGGGGAGCGCGGCATACGGTGCAGCGCATCACCTGGGCGGATCCGGACGGCGATCCGCAGGATTTGACCGGGGCGACGCTGACGGGGCGCATCGGCAACCGGTCGCTAAGCGAGACGCGGCTGATTGACGGGACGCTGACGATTACGGACGCGGCCAACGGGGTTTTCACCTGGGCGTATGGCCTGGTGGACGTAGCCGCGGCGGGCGACTATCTGGTGCAGTTCGTCGCCGCGTACAGCGACGGGAAGAACGACAAGACGCTCATTGAGTCGTGGCGCGTGGAGCGGGAGATCGTGGTGGGTTGACAGGGTACTCCGGCGCGGGCGGACACCCGCGCCGCTTACCACCCGCCGGAGCGGGCCTCCCTCCCCCTGCCCCGGCGGGTAATTTTGTGAGGTGTAACGGATGGCTTACAACATCGTCGGTTTTCACGTCGCCGCGAACAATGCCGGGCGCGGACTGGCGGAGTATTGGGCTGCTCTGGACGCGGCCGGTATCCCGTTTGGCGTCTACAGCGCTGAGGACGCCGGGCTGATTGCCCAGGCCGCGCGGCACAAAAATGCCACGCTCATCTACCGAGACGTAGAGGCGTCAACCGTCAACCCGGCGGACTACAACATCCCGCCGGCCGTCGCCGCACCGGGCTACTGGGCGCGTCATCTGGCATCATTGCCGCCGGAAATCATCGCGCTGAAAGGCCGCGTCTGGCTGGAATTGCTGAATGAGCCGGGCCGGGAACCGGCTCAAGCGCAGTGGGTAGGGGCCATGATGGTAGAGATGGCAAAGCGGGCGCTGGCGCAGGGGTGGCGCGTCATGGGGCCGGGGTGGGCTCCTGGAAATCCTGAAATCGAGGCGTGGCGCTATCCGGGATGGGTGGAGTATCTGGAATTGTGTCAGGCGCGGCCGGACGCGGTAGCCGTGTCGGTTCATGAATATAGTTTGGCGGACGATATTCACGCCGGCGAGAACTGGCTAATCGGGCGATTCATCCACCTATTTGAGGCGTGCGACGCGCTGGGGATTGCCCGGCCGCCGGTGTGCGTGAGCGAGGCGGGATGGACTCTCAATAGCGCGCCGGCCGTGGAGCAGATGAAAAACGACATCGCTTGGATGTCGTCTCTCTATGCCCGTCACCCGCAAATCAAATCGGCGCACCTGTGGACGATGCAAGGCGGACGCGGTAACGGGGACTTGCCGGGGAAACTCTCAGAGATTGTCCCCTGGCTGACAGAGTGGACGCTACGCCAGAGGTGGCCCGATCCCCCCACCCCGCCGACTGAGGGAGCTATGATACTAGACCTATCCCGCTGGAACGGTACGCTCAACGCCGCGAAAATGAAGGCCGGGGGCGTGGCCGGCGTCATTCTACGCGCCGCGGCCGGGGCGACCCGCGATGCGATGGTAGACACCTACGCCCCCGCCCTGAAAGCGGCCGGCGTGCCTATCGTCGGCTGCTACCTGTACTACCATCCCTATGAGGCATGGCGTCCGCAGTTGGACGCGCTCAAGGCCGTCATGTCGAAACACGGCATACGGCGCGGTTACCTCGACCTGGAGGACACAAAAACGGTTCCCACCCTGGCGCGTGACGCAGAGACGTTCATGGCGGCGCTCGCGGCTGAAATGCCGCTCCCGGCCGGCAAACGGCATGGGGTGTACACCAACGTGAGTTACTGGCGGCAGATGGGGTCGCCCGGTTGGGGCGCGGCCTATGACCTCTGGATTGCCGCATGGAATGACGCCGCCGCGCCCGCCGTCCCCGCGCCGTGGCAGCGCTGG